GAAGGACTAGACCTTACGAAAACGGAAGGACTAGACCTTACGAAAACTGAAGGACTAGACCTTACGAAAACTGAAGGACATTTATATAATAAAACTAAAGATAATAAAACTAAAGATAATAAAAACTTATTCTCTGACCTAAATTCAAAGATAGAAAATAAACAAGATAAAATTACTCGGTACGTACCATTAGCAGAAAAACTAGCCTTCCTCATTAGAAAAAATAAAAGGATTAATGTTACATCCCATAAGATAGCTAGTTGGGCTAATGAAATTAGAAAGTTAGTAGAAACTGATGGTGTCTCCATTCAACGGGTAGAGACTGCCCTTGATTGGTATGAAGAGAATATAGGCGGTCAGTACATTCCGGTCATTGAAAGTGGCTCCAGTCTCCGTAGCAAATTTATTAAGCTTGAGGACGCCATGCGTCGGGCCGGAGTCGCCCCCGGTCAACCCAAAACCCGTCCTACCGATACCCCCAAAGATCCCAAGAAAGTGTTGCGGCAATTTTTCCGTAGCAAAGACCTTGCTCACGTATTCTACCAGGATTGCTATGAACCGGCAGAGGAGTTGTTTGAAGGAACTGTTGACGAGGGAACGCTTGCGGAAACGCTCCTACATCTATACTCCCAAATCAAAGACAAGCAAGAACAATACCTGAAAGGGGATTTGGTCAGGCTCCTTCCTGGTCCAATGGAACTGATTGCCCGGTACATAGATTGGATTCGGGACAACACTTGGATTACCGACATCAGGTTGGATATGTTCGACCTGAACCATTCATTGTTCAGCAGATTCCGCCGGGATGAAGCCAAGACTGATAATTTTGAACGTGATGCAATTACTGGAAAATCTTATATGAGAGGATAGGATGAAAGCTATGCAATACAATCAGGAAATTAAAGCTGATGCCGGAAAACCCCGATTGACATTAGTCCCGTCCGAAATTATTTGGGCAATTGCCGCTATCCGGGAGTATGGTTGTAAAAAATATGGCGAACAAGGGATGTTGCGCTGGAAGGATGTGGGAAAGGAAAGATACCGCGACGCTGCCTACCGTCACTGGCTCAGATACTTAGAAAACCCTTCAGGAGTAGACCCAGAAAGCGGACTACCTCACCTTTGGCATTTAGCTTGTAACATAGCCTTCCTTTGCGAACTTGAGAAAGAGAATTGGAAGGATTTGAATTACAAATAATTCGACGGGATTTTGTATAATATAATGACAGAATGCCTAGGGAGGAGATTTAATTGATAAGAGATGACCAAGAATTTATTGAACGCCGAATTGTTACAGGAATGATTGTCAGTACAGATTACTTGCAACGGATTCAGAAATTTTGGAATCCCTCACTTTTAGAATCTCCTGAATTGAAAATCGTTGCGGGCTGGTGTATGGAATATTTTCAAAAATACAAAAAAGCTCCAGATTCAGATATACAGGATTTATACATGGAAGCATTGAAGAAAGGCTTGTCCAAAGCGGATGCAAAATACATAGAGGAATTGTTACAAGACCTCAGCGACGAATATGGCAGAGGGACTCAGTTCAATTCGGGTTACCTATACGACAAGACCATCGAATATTTCAAAGCCCGAGAAATTGAAAAACACAATGAACAAGTCCAAGCACTCATTCAAGCGGGAGAAATCGAGAAAGCTGAGCAACTGGCTGTATCATTCCAACCATCCATATTTGTTGACGAACAGTTAGGATTAGACTTGTCGAAGAAAAAGGAAACAATGGAGGCCATCGAAAGAGCCTTCTCCAATGCTTACACTCCAGTTATGACGTATCCGGGAGCACTAGGGGAGCTTTGGAATGACCAACTGGTTAGAGGAGGATTTGTCTCACTACTCGCACCAGAAAAACGAGGGAAAACTTTTATGCTGTTGGAGATAGGATTGAGAGCAATTCGTCAGAAAGCTAATGTTGCGTTTTTTGAAGCCGGCGATATGACTGAGGAACAAGTATTGAGAAGGATTTGCATTTATATCTCGCAACGCTCCGACAAGGAAAAGTATTGCGAGGAACGTTTCCGCCCTGTCGGGGATTGCGTGTTGAACCAGTTGGACTCGTGTGACAGAGAGGACAGAAATTGTGACCACGGAATTTTCGATGGCGTATCATTAAGTACATTTATGCAAACACCTCATCAATTTGTAAATTTGGAGGTGCTTCAACAGAAGTATGAAGAATACTCTGATTATGAACCTTGCGATAGTTATGGTTGCACCGAGCGAAAAGGGACAGTTTGGATGAAGAAAGTAAAGAAGTGCAGACCACTTACAGTGGTTCAGGCTAAAAAGAATGTGAAGGCGTTTTTTGAACGATATAAACGCCGATTCAAGCTCATGACCTATCCCGCCGGAACTCTTACTGTTACTGAAATCCGACGAGTGCTGGATATTTGGGAAAGACAAGATGGTTTTGTCCCGGACGTCATAATTATAGATTATGCAGACTTGATGTCTGCAGACGATGCGAAGGTTTCTGAATTTCGCCACAGGCAGGATTATATCTGGAAATCCTTGCGAGGTCTGTCTCAAGAGCGACATGTACTAGTAGTCACAGCGACACAAGCGGATTCAGAAAGCTATGAGCGGAAAAGATTGACGATGAGTAACTTTAGCGAAGACAAGCGTAAGTTATCCCATGTTACTGCGATGTATGGATTGAACCAAGACCCGCAAGGCAGGGAGAAGAAGCTGGGAATTCTGCGAATAAACGAGATAGTAGTTCGCGAAGGAGGATTCTCTAACGACAGAGAGGTTTGGGTTTTGCAAGACCTCGCCGCAGGTAGACCATTTTTGGAAAGTTTTTTCCCCTGATTGGGAAGAAATAGAAATTTTTTTTGAAAACCTTTCAAATAATTTTGAATCAAATTGTATAATAATATCAGAGAGGAAAATTAAATACTAAAATCAATACAAAACCAAATCAAAAAAGGAGGATTTTTATAAATGGAAGTCAAAATGGAAGTCAAAAAGGAAGAATTGATTAAGGCTGCGAAGGAGTTGAATAATGTCCTGGGGCTTGATCCTCAAATTAAAACCGGAAAGAACGTAACGGAAAAGGAGTTATCAGAGCAAATTCTTGAGGCTGCTGAACTTATTTTACCTGAGGATGATATTTCCGAGGAGACCATGAGTGTCATTAAACTCTTAAAGGGGGAATTCGTTGAAGAAGAAGATGAAGAGGAAGTAGACATTGACGAGGAACTGGAAGAAGACGAGGAGGAAGAAGAACTGGAAGAAGAGGGAGAAGAAATTGAAGAGGATAACGCCGAAGATGTAGACGTTGAGGACGAAGATGAGCTTGAAGAAGAGGAAGAGGAAGAGGAAGAGGAAGAGGAAGAGGAACCCGCTCCAAAGAAAGTGGCAAAGAAAGAGAAAAAAGAACAGAAGGAACAAAAGCCGAAAGCGAAGAAAATCCCGCCTGTTCAGACAACCTTGCCCAGAGTTGCTGCTGCCGCTTTAGCAATCAAGAATTCAAAGAAACCTTTAACAATCGAGGAACTGGTTAAAGCCGCAGACGAGCTGTATGTAAAGGAAGGCGGGAAATCTAACCTCAATGAAAGCCGTTCAAACGTTACCAAAGCTCTCCAGGCGTTGATTGCTTTCGGCGTGGTTGAAGAAAAGGATGGCGTTGTGAGGGTGAAGTAACATGAAAATCTACAAGACTGCCCTGGGTATAAGGGGCGATATGTTATATTGTCCCTTGTGCCTTTATATCGACAGTTATTGGACGTGCGAACCTAATTGCGCCACGTGTTTTGCTAGAAGACTCAATCGAACTTGGGGGAATGATTTTCGGATTGCGGATGTAGAGGACGTTAAGAAAAAACTTCTGTCCAAAAAAGGTACGAGCCCTTTACATCGAGCAATACAACAGCGGAAAACCCTGCGGTTGGGAAATCGCTCTGACCCGTTCCAAGATTGCGAATTGAAATACAAGGTGTCCACGCAGATAGTAGAATTCCTCCGAGAACAGAATTGGGATACTGTTATTCAGACCAAATTCCCCCAGCGTGCTTACGAGTTGACAGGATTGGGCGAAAACTTTATAATGATGGCAGAGATTATGCCGGGATTGGAAGCCGATTGGGAATTGTTTGAGTACAAGAAAACTGAGAATCCAATTGAGCGTGTAAAAACGTTGGGGTTGTTGAAGAAGAAAGGATTTCGGGTTGGTGCCAACGGCGAACCTTTCATTCCTGGATATCATACGGTAGAACAATTCAAAGAAACCATGAAGCTACTCAAATCATACGGGATTGACCGCTACAACACGTATAATCTACATATGAATGATTGGGTAGTGAAGAATCTTTTCAAGTTGGGATTGGACATTGAAAAGATTTACTACATGAATCAGGATAGGGAGTGGCGTAAAATCCTACAGAAATTGATTCAGATTGCCAGCGATTCGGGCGTGATATTAGGGTGTCCAGACTTTGTAAACAGTGGTTGGGGAAATGTTCAAAAAAGTAATACTTGCTGTGGAATAGATGTAAAAAATCCTTGTACCTTTAACACCCACCACTTCAAGTTAGCGGTTCAACGAGGTAGAGACCCTAGAGATTGTTGGGATGGCGTTGGTGATTATGAGGAAGGCTTGAAGATTATCGAGGGAAAAACGAAAGAAATGTATACATTGAAGGATATTGTAGGGGAAAGGCTGGCGAGGAAGGGGTGAAAAGGAAAAACCCGCTTGGTATTGAATAATCGAAAAAGAAGGGAGAGAAGAACCATTAGCGTTATTAAAGAGTATCAAGAAATCCGGGAATTAGTGAGCCGAATTGTTCCAGGGAACCGCCCTTTCTTCCCAACAAAACACAAAGGGGGACTAGTTAAAGAGAAGGGAAGAAAGAGAAACTATCATCAATACAACTTGCTTACCCAACAATGGGAGAAGCGAGAGCGACTGTTGGACACAGAGCAAATCAATAGTTTTCTCGAAATCTCATTACGAGCTGCGGCTTGTCCTATGCCGTTCAACGCGGACGTTTGGGATGGCTTGAATTGTCCGTTCAGGTGTATTTACTGTTATGCAGACGTTTTTCGGGCATCCCTTTATACCTCTTTTTTCGACAACCCCCGAGCGATTGGATTACGACATTGTAACCCTGATTACTACAAACGGGAAATTGACAAGATGTTACCGCTTCGGGGAAAAGACCCTCATACATTGTCGGGTATCCGAAAAGCCTTTGCGATGGAGATTCCAGTAAGGTTTGGAATTCGCTTTGAAGATTTCCACCCGTTGGAGCGAAAATACAAGGTTAGTCTTGAGTTGCTGAAGTATTTCAAAGAGATTTCATATCCTGTGATGCTCAATACAAAATCTGATTTAGTTGCTGAAGATGAATATGTGAGAGCGTTGGTAGAAAATCCAGCTGGTGCTGCGGTTCATATCACTATTCTAACCACAAACGAAGAATTGACCAAGACGTTGGAGCTTGGCGCCCCCTCGTATGAACGGAGGATGAATGCAGCGAAGATATTACACGAGGCTGGAGTTAGAGTTGTCCCGAGGATTGAACCTTTCATGTTTCTCATTACCGACACCGAGGACGATGTAAAACGCTATGCAGAGACTCTAGCAAAAATTGGAATCAAGTATATGACGTTCGATACATACTCCTATTCGGCCAATATTCCAGGTATAAGGCAGAATTTTACGAATCAAAATTTGGACTTCGACAGGGTATTTTTAGCGGGTTGCGATAGTCAGTTGTTAGGAAGTATTTTGTTGGAAAAGTATATGAACATATTCCGGGAATTCGGGATTTCCTGTTCTACCTTTGACCTCGGAAATGTTCCAATCAATGATCAGGATATATGTTGCTCAGTTGGCGATTGGTTCAAAGGGGGGTGGAACTATGGATGTACGGTGATGGCTATTCGGTTCATTACCAAGCATAAAGGGGAGCCGGTCACGTGGAGTATGTTCCGGGATTGGGTGTATGAACATGGCGGATTTCTTACCGAGGCTTTGGAGCGAGAGGTCCACGAACTTTGGAATATGGAAGGAAATGCCGCTTACAGCGTCAGCTGGGGTGCCGGAATGGTGCCAGTAGGATATGACCATGATGGAATAGTTTGGTCATATATTCCGGAACATGATGAAAGAAAACAATTGATAGAATTTTTGAAAGAGGGGTTGAGCTGATGAGCAAAAAAGCGAATGTAAACGTGAACAAACGTATCGAAGGGATATTTGCCCAGGCGGTTGCGATGGACAATCGTGGGGTAAAGAACATGATTCATTGTATTGGTGATAACATATATGTGGTAAACTTTGACTACAGCATGATACTCAGATTTTCCTTGAGGCAGAGCGAGGCTAGGTTTGAAGTCCCCATTTCGTTCAACGCTAACGAGTATGACTCGCCGCAATTTACCTTTGAAATCACGCCAGAGGGAAGTAAGATTGTGTTCCGCACAGCGGAGAAAGAGTTCACTCGCAGGAAAATTTGTTATACAAAAAGCGTTTCCCCTGACGCTGAAGATATTGATAAATTGTACCAAGAGTTGAAGAAGAAAGCTGAACAATCCGAATATCTTTTTTACCTGTCTGCCGATTGCGTTCCATTGTTGGAGGAAGATTTATCTCATGTGGAAATATCTGTTGAAAACTCATCGTTGATATTGCGTCAACGCAATATTTACACCGGGACAATAGTAGAAGTTGAATCGAATGAAAAAGGATTCTTCTCTGTGAACAGATTACCGAAGGAAATGCCGGCAATAGCTTTAAAAACAAAAGATTTTACTAGTTTGTTTAACATTCAAAAGTCCTTGGCATTTATTCCTACTGAAGATTTTCTGTTTGTAAAAGACCCACAGAAAGACGATTTTGATGGAGTATTGGCGTTGTGTAAATACGATATGATTATTAATTTATACCCTGGTGAGAAAGGAGGAGACGAAGATGGGAGGAAAGAGTAGAAAACGGGGGCAAGTCAGCAAGAAGTTGATAGACCGCTTGTTAAAAGAAAAAGAACAATCCCAACGCGGAGAAAATAAGAAATCCGAACAACCCAAGAAGCAGAAGGGATTACTATGAAAGGGATTGACCAATACCTCGAAAGAGCTCACGAACTGAAAATAATTCCTAACTTTTGGTTGACAAGGGAATATCTGTCTATTCAGCCGAACGTAAAACTGGAAACAGACGGGAATTTTATTTGGTTGCAGGAGGACGAATGGGCAGTATTCCCTCCTCTTCCCTTGAATCGTAAGGATTTTTCAGAACAACCGCCAAAAGGGTTGCGAATTTGGAGCGATTTCATAAACTATTCAGTTGGTGAACCGATTCAATTTTTGGATTGGGAATATACATACTGCTCCACCAACTTTTCCGATATGAGAGGCGGAAAATGGGAAGTGTTCAGGAAGAATTCAAGGAAATGGCCAAGAAGAAATGAAGGTTGTTGGACTTATACCACTGATGTTCCGCCGGTTCCTGAGATTAAGTCATTGCTAATAAAATGGCTAGACAACAAGAAAGACGAAGAAATTGCTGACAGTGAATCGTTGATTTGGTTTATGTTTCACAGTTCAAATCGAGCCTTCTTAAAGCGAAAAAGCGAATTGGTTGGGGTAAATATATGGGAGGAAAATGGAGATTGGTTGGTATACCGATATTGTATAGCTGACCCGAATGAGCGATTCTTGGATGAATTCTTGCGGTTGTTATTCTATCAGAGTTTTCCGGGAAGGTTGGTTATAGATGGTGGAGTTTTGGATAGTCCCGGTCTGGAAAAATTCAAAGATAGGCTCAATCCTGTTCGGAAAAGACCAGTGTATTCAAGAATGATTAAATAATTTTTATTGCAAACAAAATAATTTTGTCGAAAATCGTATAATAATTACAGAGACGGTTAAAAATGAAGTTGAAAGAAAGGAGAGTGTATCATGTCAGGCAGTAAAGAAAGATGGTCAGGAGAAGAGTTGAGGCGTTATGCTAAAGAAAAATATCCTGGGATTCTGGTCAAAACCAACAAACCTTACAGCAAAGGGGCCGCATTTATTGATCCAGACACTGGAGAGGTGTTACAAGAGGCTGAGAGTAATTATAAGCTCATGGAAAAGGAAACTGCTCCTGATGCGGAAATTCTTCGTGCGCGTAAACGATTGCCGAAGTTGTTTGAAGTGGAGCCTGAGATTAGGCGGAAGAATTATGCTGAAAAGTGTTTTGCCCGGGCACTCTGTTGGGTGATAGAGGGAATGGAGGTGTCTGGCTTGAAAAATCCCCGCTTGGTCTTGGGGGAAGACGGTTTTCCCAAAAGTCTCAAAGTTGGTAATTTTAAATACGACACGAATGGAATGAAGAAACGAGAACAATTGGAATAGGGAGGAGTGGTAAATGGCAGTAAAGAAGGAAAAAAGATATTTACCAAGTGACTGGTCGCGCAAGGCGAAATATGAAAGCCTTGACGATACACCGAAAGAGGTTGAACAAAGCCGGGGCAAATTCTTTGAATTCCCGGAAGAAATGAAGGGCTACCAATTTCAGGACCGGGACTTCCTTGTGTTCTACTTTGACCTCAAGGAGGATTATGAAGACGTACTACGATGTTTTGAGATACCGACCAAGGCGGCGGTAAGTCACCCGGAGCTTGATACTGACAAGCTTGTGAGAATGGTTCGTCAATTTATAGGGAAGGCGGTGAAACCGGATGACGGCAGAGCTGATAACGGAGAATAGCGTACTCGCCGAAAGTGAAAACGAATACGCTGAGATATGTAACGCTTGCGGAGTTTGTGAGTCTATTAATATGAGGCCCGGCTCAATGTGCGCCGCATTAGCAAAGCAGTCTGAAGTCCAGTTTGAATACCCGGAGGCATTCCCGCAAACCTATAGTGGAACCCGGTTCTCGGCTGATGCTATGGACTGCGCCATTCCGGTTGCGCTCGACAGTCACTCGGGTTGTAGTTACAACTGCTTGTATTGCTTCAGTAATAACCTTCAACGAGCTTTTGACCGCAATAACCGACTACTGAAGGCGGCGACTGAAACCGGCTCCTTGTACAAGGAGTGGCCTATATACCAGCTGGAAAAGTTTCTGGCTAGGGAGTGTAAGGATGCGGAAAGTCAAGCTATGTATTCATTGATGGACCAAGGCGCACCAATCCAACTTGGAGCCTTGGGCGACCCGTTTGACGATTTGGAATTACATAGCGGCTGGGCGAAAAAAGCAATCCCGCTATTCATCAAGTACAAACAACCGGTGCGTATCAGTACCAAAGGCGGTAGGGTACTTCAAATGAAGGAATACCTTGACTTATTCGCTGAAAACCCGCGCCAGTTTTGGGTCGCCTGGAGTATAAATTGTAATGACGATGCGCGGATTGCTAAGGTAGACATCAACGCGCCGGTTACTTCAGAGCGGCTGAAAGCTATGAAGGCCCTGACCGATATAGGAGTACATTGCAGCTTGAGGTTCCGCCCGTTCATACCCGGCCTGAGCGACGCCCATCCCGGAGAACCGGAGGCTTGGAGGGTGCTTATGGAACGGGCTAGGGCGGCGGGGGCCGAGTCTATCAGCTTTGAATTCATATTCTTGGCTGCCGTACTGACCCCGCGTCAGAAGGCTATGTACCAGTTGATGTTTAAGGCCGCCGGAAATCCATATTTCGGTGAGTGGTGGAATTCTCATAGTAACCCAGCTGAAACCTGCCGCCGAGCTACTCGTAGTCTGAAGTATGACATGACTATGAAGGTATACCATAAAGCGAAGGAGCTTGGTCTACGGTTCGGCATAAGCGACCCTCACTTCAAAGAGCTGAACGATACCGGTTGTTGTTGCGGAATGCCCGAGGATGACGAGTGGTTCGGTAAGTGGAGCCGTCGCCAAATGACGGAGGTCCTCGTCCAAGCGCGGCGCGCTCACGAACGTGGGGAAAAGCGCTTATTCAGCTATAGTGATTGGCGTCCAGAGTGGGCACATATGGTACCGTTAACCTCCATGGTATCAGCCGGTAATTGGCACAATTATCGGCGTAAAAAGTACAAAACTTGGGGTGACCAGATGCGAGATAAATGGAACGACCCCAAGAGCCCGCGCGGCCCCTATAACTATTTCGGCAAGGTACTGATACCCATAGGCATCGATAAACACACCCAAGACCTGGTGTACGAATACCGACCTTGGACTCCAGAAAGGGAGCATGAAACCATATACCTGGAGTTGATGCAGTAATGAAAAGCATGAGTAGTCCATTACAAAATGAAGATAAAATACCGAAGGTAATGTCTAGAGAACAACTTGCTAAGGCATTATTTGAAAGCCTGAAAGATATTAGCCTTGAAGATTTTGTCAGGTTGCTAACGAATGAGACAGGAGAAATAATTCAGTATTATGGCCTTACACGAGGGTGCAAAGGGTGTCAAAGGATGAGTTTATTGTTCAACCCACATCGGTTATCGATAAAAGCTAAGGGTAGTCGAGATTCCATATATGAAGCTTTGAAGCATGAGTGGTTCGCTAATGGGTTAGCACGGGCTTTAATATTCAAGAATTTCAGCGGTTCATCTACCAACCTGTCTAATGCATTGTATCTAACATTACAAATAGGTATCAACGGCGTACAATATGTAAACGAATTCCCACCTCATGTTGCAGTCGAACTATACAGGACATATACGAAGGACATGGACAGGAGCAAAGTTGAAATCCTAGACCCTTGTGGCGGTTGGGGCGGGAGAATGATAGGCGCGTCTGTAGTAGTGAACAATTATACTTGTTATGAACCGTCATCTAGAACACATTCTGGACTGACGAAATTAGCAAATTTTATTGTGGACAAAAAATTAAACCCAAACTTCGTGGCAAATGTGCATAAACTACCTTTTGAAGACGCGGAGCTCCCTGAAGATTATTATGACTTCGCCCTGACTTCCCCGCCATATTACGATACTGAAGAATACTCTGATGAGCCGACAAATTCCCTTAACAGATATAGAACATTCGAGGAGTGGTGCGAAAAATTCTACATACCCTTGATTGAAAAAACGATGAATGCTTTGAAACCGAATTGTACTTTCGTGTTAAACATCGGGGATAGAAGGTACCCATTGAGCAAAGTGTTGCTTGAGAATTTTGGCGATAAGTACCAAATCACAAAATTGAAAGACTATCTTGTAAATAATAGTGGATTAAATAGAGTAGATGGGAAGGGGGAGTCATTCTATGCAATAACTAAAAGTAAAAGCATAAAACGAGAGATAACCTTTAACAAATTTTTTTGATGGGAGGAATGAAAATTGAAAATCAACAAAGTGGAGTTACAAGTAGCACTTGAAAAGGTGAAACCTGGGCTAGCTAATAAAGAACTCATCGAACAATCCACCAGCTTTGCGTTTATCGGGGATAGGGTGGTTACATACAACGATGAAATCAGCGTATCTCACCCTGTTACCGGCTTGGAGAATATGAGAGGCGCGGTGAAAGCGAAAGCGTTGTATGAATTTCTTGCCAAAGTAAAGGACGAGGAGATTGAGATTGAGCAACAAGAAAATCAGGTGGTTATAAAAGCCGGAAGGTCAAAGGCTGGACTACTTTTTGAACAAGAAATCCGCCTACCTCTTGAAGAAATAGGCGAAATCAGAAAGTGGGAGAAGCTGCCAGAAGACTTTTTGCCTGCCTTGTCCTTATGCTATCCCGCCTGTTCCAGTGATATGAGCCGTCCAATATTGACCTGCGTCAATGTTCGGGAGGATAAGGCGGAAGCGTCTGACTCTTACCAAATCATCCAATACCAACTGAAGAAGGAAGCGCCTGGCGATTTCCTTATCCCTGCCTCATCGGTTAAGGAACTTATCAAATACGATATTCAAGAGATTTCCCTTGGAGAGAATTGGGTACATTTCAGGACGCCCGAAGGTACTATTTTCTCTTGCCGGACGGTAGAAGGCGAATTCCCTGAAGTCGAAAGATTTTTGGATATGGAAGGCGATGAATTCACTTTCCCTGGAGATATGAGAGAATCCCTCAACCGTGCCAACGTATTTGCCAAAAAGGAAACAGACGTAAGCACCATCCCCATGGTAAAAGTCAAGGCGGAAGACGGAGAATTGATATTGACCGCCCAGAACGAATATGGTTGGTTTGAAGAGAGACTAAAGACGGAACATAAAGATGCCAAGTTTTCCTTCTCTATTGGCGTTGCATTTCTCATCAGCTTATTTGATAGGTTGAAGACTTGTAAGATAAGCGACAAGAAAATTAGCTTTGCCGGAGATAGCTGGACACATGTAATTGCCATTATGTCTGAGGATGAGGAGTAATGAACGGGTTACCGTTGAATGAGATTATTCATGGGGATTGCCTCGAAGTAATGAGGCAATTCCCTGATAAAAGTATTGACATGATACTATGCGATTTACCTTATGGGGTAACAAAGTGTAAGTGGGATACGATAATTCCTTTTGAACCTTTATGGGAACAGTATGAAAGGATTATAAAGGATAATCGAGCGATTGTATTGTTTGCTACTCAACCGTTCACTACGGATTTAATAAACAGTAATAGAAAGTTGTATAGATATTTATGGTATTGGAAAAAGGAAAGGGGAACTGGAATATCTATAGCAAAATTTCAACCGATGCGAATTATAGAGGACATTCTTGTATTTGGGCGGGGAAGTGTACAATACTACCCGATAATGAGAAAAGTAAAACCGCATCATCACGTTTTACCTCTTCCGAGAGACAGAAAAGATTCTGCTCAACATATGGTTAGTAAAAGTGTAGATGATAAAGGGAGAAGAATTTACCGGCGGTATGAAGAAAGATACCCAGTTAATTTGTTGGAGTTTCCCAGGGATAATACGAGTGAGGGAAAGTCTTTACACCCCACACAAAAACCCGTTGAATTATTTGAATACTTAATCAAGACGTATACTCTGCCCGGCGAAGTCGTTTTGGACAATTGTATCGGAAGCGGGACAACTGCCATAGCCTGTATCAATACTGGAAGGAATTTCATTGGAATAGAGATTGAAGAGAAGTATGTAAAAATGGCAAGAGGGCGTATTGAAAACCACAAAAAGCTAGACAAAATGAGGTTATTTCCAATTTCAGAATTGGAAACCGGAAAACTTCAATACAAAGGGTTGTTTGAGCCGGAGGATGAGAGTTATGGCGAGGGTTGAAAAAAAGGTTGAGTAAAGGAGTTTTTGGGAAATGAGAGGATTTTTCGATAAACAACAATTGGAAAAAACTCCATATAAATCTGAGAAAGGGACACTTTCTTGCGTTTCTTGCGGTTTGTATAAATATGCAGAATCTCCCCGAATGAAGCCTTATGGTGAATTCGGGAGGCGAATAATGGTTATTGGAGAATCGCTGGGGCAGGAAGACGACAAAAAAGGAAAACCTTGGCAAGGAATGACGGGAAAATTTTTGCAAAGGAAATTCCGACAGCTGGGAGTAGATTTATTTCAGGACTGTATAAGCCTAAACGCTGTAAATTGCCGACCCATAGACCAGAAAGGAAATAATAAAGCACCTACGGAACACGAGATAGCTTGCTGTAGGCAGAAAGTAATAGACGCAATAAAGCAGTATCAGCCGAAACTCATAATACTTCAGGGAGCCGCAGCATTATCCTCAGTGATAACAGGATATTGCTGGAAGACCTCTAGACATAATGGAATCAATGTTTGGCAGGGGTGGACTATCCCTGACCGAACGTTCAACGCCTGGGTATGTCCAACTTTTTATCCATCCTTTGCGGAGAGACCGGAGGGAAAGGGCGATGAAGTGATGGAATTAATTTGGACGCAAGATTTGGAAAGAGCATTTTCCAAACTGGATGAACCATTCCCGAATTACCGGGATGAAAAGGAATACGTTGTAATTAGTTTTGACATAGAATATGTTTTGAGGACTATATTGAAGGACAAACCGAGATTTCTCGCATTTGATATTGAGACTACTGGACTAAAACCATATAACAAGGAAAATCACAGAATAGTTACGATTTCTTTCTGCTACGAAGAGGACCGGTCATATGCTATACCTTTCCCGACAGAAGAAAAACAACTCCGATTACTGAAGCGAATACTTGAACATCCAGATATAGGAAAAATTGCCGCAAACATGAAATACGAGGATAATTGGCTGAATTTCTTGCATAATATCGAAGTTGGGCCTTGGGCATTCGATACAATGCAAGCGGCGCACGTCCTTGATAATAGGCCCGGGATTACCGGATTGAAGTTTCAGGCATATGTAAGGTTTGGAACCCCTGATTATGACTCAGAAGTTGAGCCTTACCTGAAAAGCCCTGACTCCAATACTCCCAACCGAGTTATGGAAATGGTTAGGGATGAAACGCTATTCAGAAAGCTATTGTTGTATAACGGGATAGACAGCCTGGTTACATACAGGCTTGCAATGCTTCAAATGAAAGAATTGGGGTTGGTGAGTTAGTATGGTGAAAGAATTACCAAAATAATTTTGCCGCAAATTGTATAATAAGGACGAGAAGGGAGGAGAGAGACCAGTGGGAGTAAAAGTTGTTGCTACAACAAAAGACCCGTATGAATAATTGTATAATTAAAGATAGAGGGGAGGTGACTAAACTGAAGCCTGTCATAAAACCTACCACCAAAGATGCGTATATGTTGATCCATCGGGGGGTCTTAGCCTTAGCACGAGCTGAACGGCATGGAATACGGATAGATACCGAATACTGTCAAAAGCAACGCCAACGCCTCACTAGAAAGATTGAATACTATGAGAAGAAACTTCAATCTACAAAATTTTACCGCCGCTGGGAACACATTTATGGAAGTAAAACGAATATTTACAGCAACTATCAGCTGTCGAATATCCTATACAATCACATGAAAATTGAACCCCCCAAGTATACTGAATCAGGTCAAGGGGCTACAGACGAAGACGCCTTAAAACGGATTGACTTTCCTGAGTTGAAGCTTATTCTTGAAATTCGGAAGTGGACGAAAATCCGGGATACATACCTTGAACAATTTATCCGGGAAACTAATTCTGACGGTTATATGAGGCCTTCCTTTGAATTGCATACCGTTCGCACCTACCGAAGCAGTTCATCTAACCCGAATTTCCAAAATATTCCCAAGCGGGATAAAGAGGCGATGCAAATTTGTCGCAGAGCTATTTTACCACGCCCTGGACATACATTGGTAGAAGCAGACTTCTCGGCGCTTGAAGTAAACATAGCCGCATGTTATCATCACGACCCGAATATGTTAAGCTACCTCCATGATAAAAATTCCGATATGCACGGAGATATGGCAAAACAAATATTTTTCCTTGACAAATTAGACAAGAGTATTCCTGAGCATAAACTATTAAGACAATCGGCAAAAAACTCGTTTGTATTCCCGCAATTTTATGGAGACTACTACAAAAACAACGCCATCGGGATTTGCGATTGGGTTCAATTGCCAGTTAACAAAAAATGGAAGAAAACTGATGGAATAACTCTACCGGAGGGAATCACGATTGCCGAACATTTCCAGCAAAACGGGATAAAATCTTTTGAGGATTTCGTTGAACATATGCGGGAAGTTGAAAATCATTTCTGGAACGTCCGTTTTAAAGTGTACCAACAGTGGAAGGAACGATGGATTCAAAAATATCATAAAAAAGGTTATTTACAAATGTACACTGGATTTATTTGTTCCGGTATAATGAGAAAAAACGAGATTGTGAACTATCCGATACAAGGCTCAGCGTTCCATTGTCTGTTAAAGACTTTTATTAAAATTGATGAACGGATGAGAAAAGAGAAATGGAATTCACGCCTAATAGGACAGATTCATGACTCACTGGTGATGGACGTAGACCCAAACGAGCTGGACTACATAGAAGGAGTGCTTAAACAGATAGTAAGTGAAGAACTACCGAAGGAATGGCCATGGATTATCGTACCGTTGGAAATTGAAGTAGAAGTCTATGGCGTAGACCAGCCTTGGGTTAAATAAAAAAAAGGGGAGAAGAAATATGGAGGAAAATTTAACATTAGCCTTGAAATACCGTCCTAAAACATTGGATGAAGTAATCGGAAACCAGCAAACTGTTGAAGTATTGAGAAAACAATTGAGTGGGCAGTCTTCGCAACCATTATCCCATAGCATTTTGCTATACGGATCTACCGGGTGTGGAAAGACTACTTTGGCACGAATTATAGCACGAGAATTGGGAGTTCAAGATGATGACTTGAAAGAAATTGACTCGGCGGATTTCCGTGGGATTGATACCATCAGAGAAATCCGAAAACAGTGTCAATACAAACCGCTGAGTAGTCCGTACCGGGTCTGGATATTAGACGAAGTGCACCAGCTGACGAAAGATGCGCAAAGCGCCCTTTTGAAAACGCTAGAGGACACGCCAAAGCACGTATATTTTATCCTTTGTACTACTGATCCGCAAAAACTACTGCCTACTATTCGAGGACGTTGTTCCCAATTTCAGGTTCAACCATTGACCGATAAAGAAATGAAGCGTTTGTTGCTCCGGGTAGTGAAAGCAGAAGGAGAATCCCTGGACAAGGGAGTCTATGAACAAATTATTCAAGACAGCATGGGTCATCCAAGAAACGCCCTACAAATTCTTGCTCAAGCGCTATCCGTAGAGCCCGAAAAGAGGCTAGAAGTCGCCAAGCGAGTCGCTGAAACTCAGTCCCAGACGATTGAGCTTTGTCGAGCCCTCGTGAATCGAGTATCTTGGAAAAAGATTTGTGAGATATTGAAAGGCTTGAAAGATGAAGACGCTGAACAAATACGCCGGGCTGTATTGGGTTACTGTCAATCTATCCTATTGAGTGGGAAGCAAGATAATCAGGTAGCTGCCATAATGGAAGCCTTTATGGAACCATTCTACAACTCAGGTTTTCCCGCGTTGGTATTGGCGTGTTATAGCGTCTTGTTTGGTGAATAATTATAATACAATACAAAAGCTGGATAGGAGGATAAGAGGTGAGAAGGACGAAATCCCCATTAGTGAAAATGGTGCATTATTTTGATAAGAAGAGAGCACGGCGGGTCGGGCAGGTAGTAAAAGAGACAAAAACGTCTGTGATTGTCTATACTGCATACAGGGAAAAGGAAATTGTACCTAAGGACAAGATAATTAGGGAAGAATTTGTAACATCTGACCGTGCTTATCTCAAACCAGACCACAAATAATTTTGTTGTAATTTGTATAATAATACAGAAGGAAAAAATTACATACCAGAGGGAGGTAAAACAAAAGATGTACAAACGTGTTCGCTTGACGCTTTATGATGATGAAGGGAATGTTGTGAGAGAACTGGAAGGCAACGGGATTATATACTATTTAGTCTGCGAGGAAGAGGAGGAAGAAACAAAGAAAATCACGGTGAACTCAGGGATTTTCGGAAAACTTCCGCCTTCCGAACTCTCATTAGCACTCCCTAGCATTCTCAGCATGGTAAAAGCCGCAGCAAAAAAAGAAAATAAAAAGGAGGAGGGAGAGTGAAAATAGAGTGAAAATAAGGGTTGAAGTTTCTGATGAAGATTTGGGAAAGGCTTTATTACAGAAGGTATTGGATATGCTCAGCGAGGTACCAGGCGCTCACCAAGCCTTTCCTTACCCGCTGGATTTAAGAACCTGCGGAAGTTTGGTGGGTTTAGTCAGAAACGATACAGCTCATTGGTTAGTGGAAAGCGAGGAGATTGCGGCACTAGTGGATGCGGCGAATGTTTTGATTCATGGTAAAGTGAGGATTTGGGAGTAATAGATAAAAAGGAGGGATTATTTTGGATTTGAACTATGAACGGGACGTAAGCATTGACGAAACCGCACTAGACGTGGAATGGTTACAACAAGCGGACCTAATGTATAAATATGCAAGGTATCAGGCCGAGACAAAGAAAGCGGTGGACGAAGCAAAAGAGATGCTAGAATTCATCCGTGCCAAACTCGAAATGGATATCAGAGCTAACCCGGAGAATTACGGACTATCAAAGGTGACCGAATCAGCTATTGCGAGCTCCATTCTACTTCAGCCTGAATACCAGGAATCTTCAAAGAAATACATTGAGGCGAAATATGAAAACGATGTAGCGACCGCCGCGGTAAGAGCTATTGACCAAAAGAAAACTGCATTAGAAAACCTAGTTAAGTTGTTGGGTGTGAGCTATTTCGCTGGCCCTTCCGCTCCAAGAGATTTATCACTGGAGTGGAATGAGCGCATAGAAAAGAAGGAACAAAAAGAACTTAACAAAAACGTGAAAATTAAAAGGAGAGGATAATGATGAAAAAGAACAAGAAGAAAAGCAGATTTAAAGGTGCTGTAAGTCGAAACGCTGAAAAACAAACCCGAGGTGTTTCGCAATATGGATACCTGAGGCTTCCTAAAGGCGTAAATATTTTCAAAGAAGAGCCCAGAACTAGGGTTGAACTCGACATCCTTCCATATGTTATAACGAGTGATAATCATCCTGATAAAGATGAAGAATATGGAGTTGCAGTTAAAGGGGAACTTTGGTACAAACGGCCCTACTGGTTGCATAGAAGTGTCGGATCTGACAATCAATCAGTTGTTTGTCCTAGCAGTGTCGGAAAACCTTGTCCAATTTGTGAATATCGTGCTCAGTTACTGAAAGAGGGGGTCAAGTGGGACGATGATACAGTAAAAGCGTTGAAGCCCTCGATGAGAAATCTTTATGTTGTCATCCCCAAGAACAACAAGAACTACCCCGAAGAGCCTCATATTTGGGACATCAGTCAATTCTTGTTCCAAGATAAGTTGAATGAGGAGGTACAAGAAAACGAGGAATATGAAACCTTCCCAGATTTGGAAGAAGGTTACACCCTCAGAATTCGATTCGCTGAAGGTACATTCGGATCCAACAAGTTTGCAGAAGTGTCCAGGATTGACTTTATTGAAAGGAAAAAACCATACGATGAGTCAATTTTGGAGAAGGTACCTTCTTTGGATGATATATTGGAAGTTCTCCCGTATTCTACCATTGAATCTATGTTTTTCGGAAACATGAGCCCAGACGAGGATGAGGATG